TACCTAAAAGCAAACAAAAAGCGAATAAACTCATACGCTACATTCTAAAATTTGTCAAGAGGAAAATTCGTGGCCGGCTGTGGAAATCTTTTTTCCGGCCTAGCACGTTCTGGGGTGTGCTGTCAAGCGGTGGTGTAATAAAAGACTGCTGCCCAGAGAGTGCCCGTCCCGGTAAAGGATACGCGGGACGTGTTGCCGCAATTCCACGTTATCTTGAGTCCACTTGTAAATACCCTCTTCACCTGATGGAAGAATCTATACAGACCGGTAGTAAGTCCAACAGTCCCAGAGTTAACGAATGTTAGTCCTATTTCCTCACCCTGCCCCGTAAAAGATGGGTAAAAATCCTGAGCATAAAAACCCATCCCATAAAAGTCTTCAGTTCCCGATGACTGTAGCGTGGGATTCACTGCCCCATCTACATACAGGGTAATGGCCCCTTCCAGAGTTGCTCCGTTTGGTGTGACGGAGCCGGGTGCATCGTCTTCTAGCATCCAGACCCCAAGCAAGCGTCCAGCGGCCCCACCTGTATAGTTTACAAGGTCCACAACCGCATCGGGGGCAATGCCGGTTTGGTCATTGATAATAGAAACTCGTAATTTCCGAGTGTTTGTCCAAGTGTTCGCCACGCCAGACTGGTATTCGACCGTTGACCACAGTGAGACGCTGACTCCGGAGCCATTCACTACATCAATCTTGATTGAGTTTGTGAACGGAATAGGGATGCGGCAGAGATAGGAGCCTATTCCAGAGGCATAGTCTGCCCCATAGATAATATACTTGGATGCAAAGTTCTTTGGATTATAGGTCGCCATAAAAAAGCATCCCAGCGGGGCCGAAACTGTGGGGTTCACTTCTCCGTCATAGTAGATATTGATAGTGCAACTATTGATATCAGCATTCGCGCCCCCGTCCAAAGCCAGGAAAATCGAGTCAACGTATCCATCGGCCCCGGAAAAATCCAATAAGTTTTGAGTTGCACCTGAAGCAACAGTAACCGGACCTTGTTGCTGATAGCCCAGAATCCCTGTAGGTTTATCCGGGGAGAGTACGTCCATATAGGAGGCTCCGCCCCCACCGCTGGCGGCAATGGTGACGCCGCCCACGTCATCAGGGCTAAGGGTGACGTTGCTGCCCGCAATGAGATTCAGAATTGACTGGACGGGGTTAGCGGTACCGTTTGTCTCCAGAGTCGGCCCACCGGGCAAGTCAGTATCCTGCACATAGAGTTCTGTTGCGGCTCCGTTTGGTCGCATGACGGGGAGATTGGTCATAGACGCCTCAACAGAAAAACGCCTACGGGGGTAGGCGTTTTCCTTTTCGTGGTGGAAGATGGCCGGGGAACGGGGCCAATACAGATATTAGACCACAGGGCCGGAAAATTTGCAACGTTCGCTATCACGGCAATCCCAGTCATCCCAATAATGCGGCAGCCTTAGACGCTGTGGCGGTAATCGCCTTTGCTTTACCAGCCGCGTCTGATACGCGGTTACTTTGTTTAGATGCGAAACCAATAGCCGATTCCACGCCTGAGAGCGCCAGCATAAAAACTCCGGCGAGGATACAGATAAGGCCGATGACGCCAAACACAAGACGGGATGACCAATCAATGGAAAGGCCAGTCCCGGAGGAGCTGGGGCCTGATGGTGTACCCTTGGAGCCGCTCCCCGTTTTGGGGGCAGTTTTTGGGGCAGAACCAGCGACGGTTCCGAGTGAGAGAGAATCGCTCCCCCCACCATACATATAATTATTCTTATCACCGCTGGAGCTGGGGAGGATGGAATTCAGGGGCTGGCTCATATCCAGCCCTGAGACGGCGGCGACGTTTTTGGCGGCATTTGCTCCGTTCCCCGTAAACGTCTTAACCGCCGATGCCAATGATTCAGAGGGGGAGTAATACGGCGACTCGCCAGATGCCGCCGCTAGTATTTGGCGAACGCCAGCGTCATACCCCGCTTGCATGGTGGGATAGCTGGCCAGCTTTCCACCCGGCATCAGGTCAAACGGATTATTGACGGCCATCCCCGCTTGCTTGCCGCCGCCTTCATTGGCGAACAAACCAGCCATCAATTCGGAGAGTGTATTACTCGCCACTCGCTTTCCCCTTTAACTTATCGACCGTGCGGAGGGTTCCCATACCCAGAAGGGCAAACAGGAGTTGCTCTAAGTCCGGGGTATTGATTTTCGGCACAGGATGGCCGGGATAGAAGAATCCCAGCACAGGGGCCAGAAAGAACTGCCAGAGTAATCCCAGCCCACAGAGCCACCCAATCGCGGGCCTCCATCCTGCAATGAAGAATTGCACGAAAGCATTTTTGGCCCCCGCCGCCGCTTGCGCCTCTGACTTATCAATGGAGACTTGCCCCATAATCTGCTGCAACTCTCCAGAGACTGCCATTTCAGAGAGTTTTTCGCGTGCGGCCTGATTCGCCGCCCTATCGGGGAGGATGCGATCTAACAGGGCGGCGATTGGAGTAATGAATGCTGCCATCAGGATATATTCCCCATATCGCTCCCCCCAATGATAGACAGCGGGGGAACGGGGTAGTTTGTAAATGTGAGGGTGACGGCTCCCGGGGGTGCTTCCTGTGAAAATTCCGTACCCACCGCGATGAAGTACACTTTTACCACCCCAGTAGTTTTGATGGGCCGGGGAATCTGTGCGTACAGACTTCCGCCGTCATAGGCGTTATTCTGGAATGGCTGGAGGATGATTGGGGCACCGTCTCCGAGGTCAATGACAAGGGCGGCAGTCTGCATATATGGTGACCACCACGAAAGTATCAGACCCTCGATCTCTTCGAGCTGAAAACTACCTTGCTGTCCGGGGTTTGGAATATCAATCTCCCACAGATACCACTCCGGATTCCAGCCCCCGAGAAATGGTACTAGCCCATCTGGGCCGGGACCATTCGGCCACGTTGAAAACACCTGATACTCAACACTTCCGAAATTGAGTATCCACGATATGGACTTCCGTCCAGCCGTATAGCAATCGGCGGGGCGGGGTTTGGCGAAATGGGAAATAATGGTCCCTGTAATAGGGGTTCCGATCACCCAAATGTAATTGATGGTTGCTGTATTCGGCGGGGTTGCTGAGTCGGTAACTTCGAGTGTGAACGAATACCGACCAGCTCGGGTGATCTGCCCCGAGAGAAGGCCGCTGGATGCTCCGAGGGTGAGTCCAGGCGGCAGGGTGCCCGCACTCACGGAAAAGGTGTATGGAGTCGTCCCGCCTGTCGCGACCAGCTGGATACTCACCGCCTGATTCACATTCACCGGTTCTTTCCCGGTTGCATTCAGTACAAGGGGCATTTACTCCTCCGGGAAATTCGAGACGGGGCGATTGATGATATGACGTACATGGAGCCGGTTTGCGGCTCCGATTGTCGTGGTACTGAAAGGCAGTGTTGGCCCCATAACCGGCCCCGGCTGGGGGTGCAACCCCGTAAATGAGTTTGGCCCTCCGCTGATATTCACGCGGGGGGCGAACCCACCTGTAAACGGAGACGGCACAATCTGGTTTCCGCTGGGAGACGCACTCCCGGCAGTGACGGGAGTGCGGTGGGTAATGAACTGCCGAAGAAACTTAATAGCCATTTCCTGCCCCCTCTTCGTTAGATGGCACGCTGGCGGCAATGCCGTAGAACTGACCTATCATCCCCTGCATCAGAGAACACCCCATAACTTTCCTGCTGGTCGTGAACTGCCCCGAACATTTGGACGTATTGGGCAGTTCTTTTGCCGTGGGGGGCGGTGGTGTACCGGCTGGGGTCTGTACGGCTACAGGAGCGGCAATAGTTGCCGTGGCGGGCACGGCGGCAAATACCGGCTCTCCGCTCCCACTATATCCATAATCGGAGGGTTGCCCCGTTACACTATCGAATAGGGGAGCCGTGGGTTGCCCACCAAAAGCCGGGGTATTGACAAAGGCCAGCTCCGGTTGTGCTGCCAGAGCCGCATTCGCGCTGGCACTCGCACCGGCATTTGCGCGGGTATGGAGATAGTACACCAGCACAATCCCCGCGATGATTGTACCCCCACCGTAAATCATGGCTCCATTTTTCATAGACTAAATAACCCCGCTGCAATTTTCCCCACCGTGGAAGTTATACCTCCGATAACGCCAGAGTTTGAGCCTTGCACGCTGGCATAGCTGGCTTCCGTTGACTGCGCGGCCTGTGGCTGGCCTAATGCAGACTGGATGATGGCCGTGCGATTCTGCGACCCTCCAACTTTGCCCAGCGAATTGAGTGCCTTGTTAGATAGGGCCGTCTGGGAGGCATACTCCTGTTGCTGGGCGTTGATAGCCTTACCATAGAGCCCTGTAGTGGACTTGATAGCATAATCCTGTACTCCCGCGTTAGTGGCGGCAAGATTCTCAGCCGCCGTGTATCCGCTCTGTGCAATGGTCACTTGCGCGGCGGTCTGATTATTTGCCACGTTTTGGGAAGCTGCAATGGCCTGTGCCTCAGTCTGGGCCTGTAGCTGGGCGAGTTGGAGCTGTCCATTGGTCTGCATTGCCTGTTGCTGTGTAGCGGCCTGAGTTTGTAGAAAGGCCGCATCGGCGGGGGTAAGACCAGTAGAAGAGACGGTGCCTCCGCCCTTCGACTTTGAGAGGAGATAGACCACAATAAGAATTGCGACCACTCCCCCAATCACCGCCGCCTTATGGTCCTTTGCCCACGTTGTAACGTCCATAATGCCCCTCTATTCGTATGGCCGAAAATTGGCGTCCACCAGTGCGTCAAGATGGAAGCTGCCGATAGTGGCTGGCAGACCGTCCATTACTACCATTTGCACAGACCATTTCAGCGGCTCGGCAATGCGGCGGTGAGTTTGCACAGCCATTGCCGCCCCTTCCCATTGATCGATGGGGTTGAGCTGCGGGGCCTGAAAGGTCAGTGTCTCCGCCCCCAGCGATGGGAGCGGGTGGTTAGCGTAACGGTACGGGGTATGATTGGGGGAAACGTGTTTCCGCCCCCACCCGAAAAACGTCATCATAGTTACCCCCCGTATCCCATGCCCATACCGGAGCCGTATCCTCCGCCTACCCCACCAAAACTACCGCCGGTAACTGGAGATACAGCGGCTCCGATACTTCCGGAAAATGCCTGCCCCGCCGCCGCGATAACCGATGGTGTTTGTGCATTGCGCGATACCAGCACTGCCAGAATCGCAATACCCACAATCGCGGTCGCAATTGCGGTTAGGTTCCTCCACATTTCATCCATTTTGTTTCGCTCCCCCAGCCGTCGAATTTATCGCGCTGGTGAATTGTTTGAAAAATCCCCCACCCTGCATTTTGGGGTTACCTCTGGTAATGAACAGTACCACAATGATGAGTACCAGAAAGGCGTTGCTGATGCCTTTCATTTTCGGCACGTAACCAATAGCTCCGATAATCATAATAGCCACGAGCCAGTATATAAAATTATCGGGGCCGGTAAAATCGCCCTGTAAAAGGTTAGCCAGCCCCTCCGTGCTGCCGTTTGTGTCTACGGTATCGCGCACTGCCGCCGTAACCATGACGGCTCCGATGATGAGCAATACGAGGGCCATTAAATCCCCACCACGGCTAGATACTTCGGCAGTTCACCCTTCACTGTGATATAGACCACGAATCCCAGCAATAGGGCAAAGGCGAGTTTTGAGGATTGGCTCACAGCCCCACTTTCGCCAATACCGGTGCGCCGATGGATGGGAATTTGGTGCCCAGAATATACCCAACCACCAAAACCACCACCAAAATAATAATCTGATGTTTTGCCACGTTGTTTTTCTCCCGGTTTGTGTTTGACCCCATAGCGGGGGCCTATTGGTTAGCTGGTGGGGGTTTCCTTACCCGCCGCGCTTTCGTCCAGAATTTTCAGCTTCGATTCCAGAGCCGAAATTCGTTCCTCGTGTTTCACGATGGCATCCAAAACTTTCGCCAACTCATCGTGAACCGCGACGGATAAGGTTTCCTTTTCCGCCTTAGATTCGTTGATGAGTTTTGCGACATACTCTTTCAGGTCCATCGAAATTGCTCCTTTCTAGACGATCTCTTTGATTGTATGGTTCACCACCACAGACCACATAAACGCGATGATGAGAATAAGAACGAGTCCTGCCAGCCAGTCAGAGACGGTCGTCTCATCGTAACGTGCGGAAAACATCCAATCGAAAATCTTGTTTATCATGGGTGCCTCTGCAAAATCCCCGGTCAGAGATACTACCGTCTCTGACCGGGTGTTGGGGCAATGCCGGACTAATTGCCGCCGATTGCGCTTGCCTGAGTCAGAAGGTTCACATCCGCGAACATTTCATACCCAAGATGGACGATGGACTGTGCCGCCGCGCTCGACGGATTCAGGAGAAGTTGCATGTTGCCATTGGCCGGAGTGTAGATGGGATGACGTCGGAACTCGAAGTGATAGAACCCGGCGGGCAAGTCCCATCCAATCTGATGCCGGACCATTTCAGAGAACATCTGCGGATCACCTTTCCACAGCGGCAGAAGACTCGCAGTCATCAGGGACCAGTAATTCACGTCACCCCCGGCTTGACGGAAAGGGGATGCGCTGGGGGAGCTGTCGAAGATGGGGGTAGCCGACAGATAGCGGCGCAAATTGTTGAACGGGAAAGGATTGTCCACATTTGCCGCAAGCGCACTGTACTGGGTTTTCTTCAGCTCATACACCACAGACATATCCCCAAGTGGCAGCGCGGGTTGTCCATTCTGGTCAGCGGGGAGCTGGTCGAAATAGTCCTGGTACACGCTGACATTCACCCCCGAAAGGGCAACGGTCCCGCCGCTGTACACCGCGAAAGTGTCATCGGAGCCGCTGGCGATGAATGCGGAGGTGTTGTAATTGAGCAGACACCGCATGGTCGAGTTGACGACCGAAATGAACAGGCCCCCGCGCAAGTCGTCCGGCATATAACATACCGGGATTTCAAACTGGAGTCGAAACGTCGAAGTCCCGCCCGCCGCTGCCAGTGACGATGAAGGCTGGACGAATGGAGTCCACGCACCGGCATTTGCCCAGGGTGTCCCCGTTTCGGGTGTCCAGCGTGCCCCGTACAGCTTGCCGCGCTTCATCGACTCGATGATGAGCAGATGCCAGAGGCCCGTCTGAATGCGATAGTACCCATTCAGGTCCGTCATAACGACACCCTGATTCGGGTCAAGCAACCCGAGGATGCCAATGTCGGACAGGGTTGCCGCCTGGGTCGCGTGCGAATTGGTCACCGTGCCGGTAATCTCCACAATAAATCGGCGAAGGTAACCGATGTAATTTGGCGACCATGTGAGCTGAGGCGCATTGGAAGGCGTCCAGGCCTGATTGAAAATCGGTTGCTTCAGCCGGAGGGCGTTTGCGAGGATGGCTTTCCGGATGGCGATATTCTGAAGGGCGGCGTTTTGCGCGGCCTGTTGTGCCGATGAAGCGGCGCTTGCTGCTGGCATTTTCGTGTCTCCTCTAAGATGTCGAAGCCTTTTTGCGAGGGTACCGGACTCGGGTTACGATTGTGGCGGAGCAGCCGGTTCATGCCCCGCCCACGACAAAACAAAATGCCCAGCCGTTCCCGCGAGAATGAGCATGAGCATGATGGTGAGCCAATTGAGCGGATTCCTGAGAAGGGGCCAGTTCATCAGGCCCCCTTCCGCAAATGGTTCTGGTAGAGCTTTTGGCCCAGCCCTAACAGGGCGAACCCCAGAGCTGCCATCAGCACTACCGTAAACCAGTTCGCGGGGTTCCATGTAAGGATTGTTTCGTTCATAGAGTCGCCCTCAGAGGGTGTTACAGAGTGTGCCCAATTGTCCCGCGCTGGGGTTGTGCTGTCAATACCCTATTTGGACACGAAGATAACTATTCGCTCATCAGATGAATCTGGGGCCATTCTCTTTTCTGATGAGTTTTTGCCGCCGTCCGATCTCTGCCAGTATTTCCGCCTCGCCCGGTACGGGGGCCAGAAAATCCAGCTTGCGTAATGCAGTGTCATAATAGCTGCTATGATAAGCAGGCAACCGAATAAAGGCACTCTCAGGTATAACTGACGTTGCAGTGTCCACATCCCTAGCATCCTGTACATCGAAGGTTTGGAAAAACTTCGATTCTGAAAATACAAACCGTGAAACCCATACTGGGCGCTGCACCAGAATAATCAGGGGGATTTTCTTAGACCGTCCCTGAGTCAATATATCCTCGAAGGCCCCTTCCACCACCTTATTTTTCCCCATTAGAAAACCTTCATCAATCCAGATGCCCACGTTTTTGTGGTCATAAGCCGCTAACAGGGTATCTGCGACGGGGGCCGGGTTAGATATGTTTGGGCGTACCACGAAAATACCGGGGCGGTCTGGGATGACCCCGGTTTCAATCTCCTCCAGATAGGGGATTTTTTCGATGTGGTCGTCGCGCTTAAAATCAATGATAATCCACGGCTTTTCGTTGAATGAACGTTTGGATAGGTGCCAGAGAGCGGCCTGGGTTTTGCCGCTCCCGTTTTGGCCTATGATGGTCAGGTGCTGCGTATCATCAGGTAGTCGAAAGGCCATCAGAAAACGTCTCCTCTTCCGCTTCCCGCCGCCGCAATAGCCCCGCCACAACCTTCCCACCGCAATGGTCCCACAAGTCGAATTGATTAGCGGCCTCAGCATATTCACCACGATTGAGGAGCCGTAGCAGGGTGGAGCGTGCAAAATCACCGCACCCGAGATTAAACACAAAATCGCAAAGGGCATCAAATTCGTTTTGTGTGAGGGTGACGCTCACATAACGATTCACACAAGCGGCGGCAATTTTCATATCCGCGTCCAGCCACTCTATCGCTCGCTGGGGGGTGCATATCATTCCGGGGTGAACCCCAGACGTATGACCATAGCCGATGGTCCAGACCCCGCCAATATCGGGATAGGACTGGAGGCGGCAACCCTCAAACGTCTCCGCCAGTTCAGCGGCGGTTTTTGAGTATTGCATTTCGATGGGCATTAAATCTTCCGCCGTTTCTTCGGGTGGTTCCGGAAATATGCCACGGCTCCGGCATGTTTTTCCGCTTCCGCCTTCGTGCTGAATGTTCCGAGATTTCTGCCAGTCTTCGGGGAAGTTAGCCGATACTTCCCCGACTTGAGTTTTTTGATTGGCATGATTTATGCATCCTCAAATAATGCGGGGTTGCTGGGAGGGGCGGCGGGAGCCGCTTGCCTCTGTTGCGGCTCCTCTTTTTCAGTCCTGCGAAAGTTGCCCTCTACTACTTTGGGTTTCATGGCTTTCCGTATTTCGTGGGCAGCGATACGCGGGCCATATACATCAGCGGCGGTTTTCCCGAGCATGATCCACGCCATGACTTTCTCCGAGGGGATAGGAATTTCATACAATTCCGTAACCCTCAATACCGCATCCCCCAATTCTTTCGCCTCATCGGGGGATAGCTTCAGTTCTTCGATCTTGCTGGACTTCGCCAGAAAAAGATGCAAAGAGTATAAAAGGCCAGTTAAATCTTTCGACGTTTTCGACCCTGCTTTTCCTCCGCTTGAATTTCGACCTTCTCCGTTTCTGACTCCGGCTGGCCGCCCCCGTTTTCTGCCGGTACCACTACCGGCAACACTTCCGGCGTCTCCTCCGCTGGGGGTGGCTCCGGCGGCGGGGTCGGTAAACTCGATGCCGTCGCGGCTGCTGACTGCATCAGAGCTGCCCCCACTACTTCCCGAATTGTCTGATGCTGGCTTTCCATCATCGCGGGCAACGTCTCCGGAATCCTCGCCTCCAGATTGCCCAGCCGCTCCTGTACCCGCTCCAGCGCCGTGAGTGTCTCCCGCTGGGCCTCTGCGACTACTCCAACCGCCTCTACCATATCCTGCCACGGTTCGCGCTCCTCTTCCACGGCCTCTGCCGCATCTTCGGCTCTGGGTTCCCCCGCCGCCACGTTGACATTCACTTCATCCGCCATTTTGCACCATCCTTATATAGTCAGGTTGTCCGGGGCGTTGCCACAGCAAGATAGGTACTCATTTCCGCTGCCGGAATTTCAGGGGTATGCGCGGGGTCGAATTTCCCCATCAGCTCATTTTGCATGTTCTCCATTTGCGCGGCAAGTGAGGCAGCGTGACCCCGCACCTCTATGCGCAATGACGCGATTTGCCTGTCAATGGTGGACAGCTTTTCAGCGATCACGGCGATATTTTTGGGCACCTGTTCAATCGCTTCCCGCGTATTTTCGTCCATGCTTTCCAGCACGGCCTTTACTACCATTTCCATTCCGAGACTCAAAATAACACCCCCTGATGTGGATTCTGCTTATTGGTTAATTCTGGCCCCTGAGTCTTTTTAGAGTCAAGAGCATTCTCTTTCGCCGCAAATTTCCAATGCGCCAATTTAGTGTAGCAAAGGGCGCATACCCTCAGATATCGCGGTCCATTCGATGACTCATCCAGCCAGTCATAAAATGCCCGTCCATTTTTACAGAAGCAACAATCCATACCATCCCCCTAATCAGTCATATTGATGCGGCGTTCGATAAACGTCACGGAGCCGTCCAGATGAAATGTAGGAGCGTCCCGGCGATAGGTCACAGTCTCACCCATGCACAGGCGGCGAATTTTATCCATATCCATTTCCACCCCCTTGCTGGCGAGTTTCACGCATTCAATCGGCCCCTCCGCTGCCCGCACAGGGATACCAAACTCGCTCCTGATATGCCCGCGTTTCCGGGGCGGTAATTTGGGGTATCGCGCTACAGCGTACAGTTTCCTGCCAGCCACCATAACCACTTCTGCCCCTTCCGCCTCCACTTTCCATGCGCCTAATTCGGAGCTGTCTACTTTGGCGCGCAATCCTTTGCAGATAAGAGAATCCGTGTCGCAATAAACCGGGGTATCGGCACTCGCAATGGCCTCCAGAAGCACAGCCCGCGCTGCCCCGGTTATGCTGGCCCCCACAGCGATGTTATAGCGGGAGAAGTCTGGCGAATCGCGCATCCAAATTTTGAATTCAAAACGGCGGTTACCCGGATTCGCTATCACCCCCTCAGTCCATTCTTTATCTCGCTTGCCTCTGGACGGCTCCGGCGAATCAATCGTATCTATTTTCCACTCCTGATATTTGTCAGGATTCTGAGCAAATTTCCCATATGCACTGTTAAGAATGTACTTATAAAAGATAGTACCGAAATAATCACCAGAATCTTTCGCTTGCTTACGGAGCTGGTAATATTTATCGACAAATTCCGCAAGCGTACGGCGATCACGATAGTTAATACACCTGATGATTCTGTGCGGCTCAAATAGATTGAGACGTAAGGCAGTGTCAAATTCGTGTCGGGTGACGTGGAACACCCCGTAATCGGCATCGAATCTGATACCCCGGTTTTTTGTACGCTGGGGGAAGGCGCCATAGTTTTTCCCTTCGACGGTAATAAAGCATGTATCCTGCCTTACCCTCACTGTTTCCGCACCCGGCATTTCCATTGGGTGTAGAAAGGATTTCATGGCAAAGGGAAACATACTATTCACATCATGGACCTGAAAGGGGCCTCGCAGTATCCCCCTTTGGAAGCACTCCACCCGCCCACCATAGTAAAAATCCTTGCGGATGCTTAAGTCGGCATAGGGCCCGAGCGGTTCAAACTTATGCAACTTTTTCAGCTCATCCATTGCCAGCGAACCGATTGTGAGGCGGGGTCCAAACCTGCCCACAAAATCATGGGTCGCGTCCCAGAGACTCACACAATCCCGTTTCAGATATTGGAGTATCTCCGGTTTGTGGTACTCTCGAACATCGCGCCGCATCTTGTCATAGTCAATTTCATCTTTCCCCAGCTTACGCAACGGAAACGGCATGATGGCGTAGCTGTCTCGCAATTCGAGCTGACCGCCACGCGGCAGCTTTATTACGGCCCTCACAATTCGGCGGTTGATAACCAATGCCTTGTTTCCGAGTATCAGCCGTATTAGAAAATAAATATCGAACTTGCCCCCATTATGCAGGTAAACAATCCCCGGCTCCAGATTCAACAGAATTTCCTCTATCTCATCCGTGCAATTATCGCCCCATGTGTAGGAAAAGTTCTCCCCATCGTACAGCCCCCACGCAAACGGCCATACCATTTCACCATGTTTGAAAGGGTCAGTCTCCGCATCCAGAGTATAGATGCGAGGCATTTCCTTGGACGGCGTTATTGACCCTTCATGTGGTGGTGGAGTGAAATTCAGGGCTGAAAAATCGATATTCATTTCCGACCCCGCTTTACAGGAGTAGATTTTTTCTTCGCAGGTTTCGCCACCTGCTTTTTAACCGGAGTCGCCTTTTTTGCTGCCCTCTGGGGTGCCTTTGCTTGCGGCGGTACTGTCTTAGCAGCTTTCTGCTTTCCAGCAACTTTCTTAGGGGCCGGGTTTTTCTTTCCATTGGTCACCGCCTTATTAGTCGGAGCCGCTTTTTTCGCGGGTTTCGCGGGTACGGCTTTTTTCGCTGGTTTCGCTGGCACGGCTTTCGCGGGCACGGCTTTTTTCGTGGCTTTCGGCTTACGCCCCGGCTTTTGCGCCTCTAGCTTCTGTACGCGATCACTCAGGGCCTTTACCAGTGCCTCTAACTCTTTCTCTCGCTCACTGACCCTTTTCTTTTTTGGAGCAGCCTTTTTCGCTTGCTTCTGTATCGCGCCGAATTTTTCGGATAATTCCTGTAGCTTCTCCGCCAGCGTCTTATTTTGTTCTAGTGCCGATTTTAACAACGCGGCCTTTGACGGCTTCCGGCCCTCTTTCCTCTCTTGTGTTGGAAAAAGTTTTATCGCCTCCCGCTCTACCTTTTCCCGCTCCTGCTTCTGCTTCACCAGCTTTTCCCGGTACAGCTCCTCTAGCCTTTCTTCATGGCGCTCCATATCTTCCCCCTCCCGCAATGGACGGCCTACTTTGACGATGCGAACGTTCTTAATCATTTCATCAAGCATTTCAGGTCTGACCGCATTTTGCATGAGTCCCTGATAACGGTCTAAATACCCAGCGAACTGGCTGGCACTATCCAGAGGCATGAGAATATTATTCCCATATATGGAGATCGCCCACTTTTCACCGGGCCTGAGTTTTGCATCCGCTTTTTCGGGGTGGTCTGATAGGTAGATGAGATATTCGGCCAGCGTCGTCTGAGGCGGGAGACTCAGCTCCCGCATCGTGTAGACACGTCTGCCACGCTTTCGCGCTTGCCCTGCTTCGTCCATCGGCTCCCCGATTGTCTCTGCCCACCACGGCTTCGACTAACAACCTTATACACCCTTTTGGTCATCTAAGGGTTACCACTCCGGTAACAGTTACCAGAGTTACCAATGTGCAACCCTCCGGACCAAAGAAAAAGGACCGGTTCGCACCGGCCCCTTTCCACGACCCATCTGCCTACCGGCTTGTTTTTTTCGCCCCAGCCTTCTCTGTGGCCCCGGACTTCTCTGTGGTCGCTTCCTTCACCCCGCTGGTGAGCTGAGGAGCGGCCTCAGCTTTGGGCAGCGCGGCAATGAGCAGGTCCAAAGGGTCAGCCCGACGCGCCGCCAACAGATCGACGGCCTCATAGCTGTACCCCGCAGCATTGCTGGATTTCCTTCCCCGCACGTCCAGCGCGAACTGTACCACGGCCCCACCTTCCAAGTCCTTCGCCAGCGAGACATAGCTCTCGTGGATGCCCTTCGGCAAATACAGATAGCCCGAACGGGTGATTGCTTTGGTCGTGGGGTGTATCGCCTGGAATCGGCCCACCAGCGCGAAATGTACGGTTCCGTGCTGGGGGTCATCGACCTGCTTTACCCCCTCCGCTTCCCCAATGATCCGAGCGAGCAGAATGCGATCGTCCTCATTTTCGAGGACGGCGGCAC